CTGTAAGGTGGAACTTGAAACTTATATTGAAAGTTGTTACCAAGAACTGGCGACGTATGTAAATGCCTACGAGCAGAAGATGGTAATGAAACGCGAGAACATCGCTAACCGTGGCATCTGGACTGCTAAGAAGAGATACATTCTTAATGTGTGGGATAGTGAGGGCGTTCGTTACAAGGAACCTAAGATGAAGATCATGGGACTAGAGACGCAACGTTCATCTACACCTGCATATTTCAGAGACAAACTTCTGAAGGCATACAAGATCATGATCAAAGGCACTAACGATGACATGATTGATTATATTAGTGACATCAAACGCGAGACCCAACAGCAAAATTATATAGATATTGCATTCCCCCGAGGATGTAATGGTCTTGAAAAATACAGGAGTTACTCGGAGATTTATAAGAAGGGTACACCTATTGCTGTCCGAGGTGCATTATTGTATAATCACTATCTCAAGCAGCATAAAATTACTAATAAGTTTCCTCTTATCCAAGAAGGAGAAAAGGTAAAATTCATTTACCTCAAAACACCAAACCCTATTGGTGAGAATATCGTATCATTCTTTAATACGCTTCCTAAAGAATTTAAGTTAGATCAATACATTAATCATCAGAAGCAATTTGAGAAGTCCTTCCTGGAACCTCTGAAATCTGTGATAGAATGTATTGGGTGGAAGCATGAGCGCACTGGCTCATTAAGTAGTTTCTTTTCGTAATCATTATGTCATTTTTAAACAACGTTATCAAGGAGTTAGATAATGAATTTGCGTCAATTGTTGATGAAGGCATCGCCGCAGGAGATTGTGATACTTTTGTGGACACCGGTTCTTACATTCTCAATGGTCTTGTGTCTGGGAGCATATTTGGTGGTCTCCCGTCAAACAAAGTCACCGCCCTTGCAGGAGAATCAAGCACAGGGAAAACCTTCTTTGCTCTGTCGATTGTAAAGAACTTTCTCACACAAAACTCTAAGGGTCAGGTAATTTATTTTGAGTCTGAATCTGCTATCTCTAAGAGCATGATGTCAACTCGCGATATTGATGTGAAGCGTGTGGGTCTTGTCCCCGTAACAACGGTTCAGGAGTTTCGCACTCAAAGTATTAAGATCGTTGATGAGTATAATAAACTTAAGAAAGAGGACCGCCCACCGCTCTTATTTGTGCTAGACTCTTTGGGTATGCTATCAACCTCCAAGGAAGTTGCTGATGCATCTGATGGTAAGGAGACACGCGACATGACCCGTGCTCAGGTAATTAAATCTATCTTTAGAATTTTGTCACTGAAGCTGGGTCAGGCAGGCATTCCTTTGATTGTTACTAACCACACTTATGAAGTTGTCGGTGCTTATGTCCCAATGAAAGAAATGGGTGGTGGTAGTGGTCTGAAGTATGCTGCTTCTAGTATTCTATTCCTCGCCAAAAAGAAGGAGAAGGATGGCACTGAACAAGTTGGTAACATCATTAAAGTGAAGGCACATAAGTCTCGCTTCACTAAAGAAAATTCTATTGTAGAAACGAGGTTATTCTTTGACGAACGTGGACTTGATAAGTATTATGGACTACTGGAATTGGGTGAGAAGCACGGAGTCTTTGAGCGTATTGGGAACCGTGTTAAGACTGAGCATGGGAATGTATATCCTTCTGCTATCTACAAGGATCCCGAGAAGTTCTTCACTGAAGAAATCCTCCAAGCACTTGACGAGTGTGCCAAGAAAGAATTCTGCTATGGATCTTGATGGAAGTAATTGAAAGCACTATCCTGAAAAATCTCGTTACTAACGAGAGTTATATGCGTAAGGTTATTCCTTATGTGAAACCAGAATATTTTATTCACTATGCTGATAAAATTCTGTTTGATATTATTAATGAGTTTGTGGTTAACTATGGTCAACCACCTACTAAAGAAGTACTTTCTATTGAGGTTGATAATCGTAAGGATCTGAATGAAGATTCTTACAAGGAACTGCAAGTAAAGATTGCTGACATTGATAACACTGAAGTCGATGATCGTTGGATCCTTGAGACTACAGAGAAATGGTGTAAGCAACGTGCAGTTTACTTGGCACTACTGGAGAGTGTTAAGATTGCTGATGGTAAGGATGAGAAGAGAAGTGAGGATGCTATTCCATCAATTCTCCAGGAAGCATTGGGTGTTTCTTTTGATGAGCACATTGGACACGATTACATAGATGATTATGAAAGTCGCTATGAGTACTATCACCGAAGTGAAAACAAAATTCCGTTTGATTTATCTCTCTTCAATAAAATTACGAAGGGTGGTATTTCTAATAAAACTCTTAACATCGCCCTTGCTGGTACAGGTGTAGGTAAATCATTATTCATGTGTCACTGTGCTGCTGCTACCCTTCTACAGGGTAAGAATGTATTATACATCACATTGGAGATGGCGGAAGAGAAGATCGCAGAACGTATTGATGCTAATCTTCTCAATGTCAATATCAAAGACATTGAAGAACTGCCGGAACAAATCTTTAGTTCAAAGATGGCTAGACTGGCACAGAAGACTACTGGTAAACTTATCATCAAGGAATACCCCACAGCGTCAGCACATAGCGGACACTTCAAGGCACTCCTGAATGAACTTTCACTTAAGAAAAGTTTTACACCTGACATTATCTTTATTGATTATCTAAACATCTGTGCATCATCACGATATAAAGGAGCACTTGTAAATTCTTATACTAACATTAAAGCAATTGCGGAAGAACTTCGTGGACTTGCTGCTGAACATAACGTCCCTATTGTTTCGGCTACTCAGACTACTCGTTCTGGTTATGGTTCTAGTGACATTGATCTTACTGATACCTCTGAGTCTTTTGGATTACCTGCTACTGCAGACTTTATGTTTGCTCTTATCAGCACAGAAGAACTTGAAGGCATCAATCAACTCATGATCAAGCAACTTAAAAATCGTTATAACGATACTACATCTTTTAAAAGATTTGTTATCGGCATTGACAGATCAAAGATGAGGTTGTATGATGTAGAGGAGTCCGCTCAGGTTGACATTGTTGACTCAGGGCAGGAGCAGTATGACTTTGAGGAGATTGCCAAGTCTCAAAGTAAATCATCTATGGCAAAGTTAACTGACTTCAAATTTTAATCTATGACTATTGACACACAAAAATACCTTGACTTTGTTGACGCTGTTACATCAGAACAAAGCAAGGACTATGAGGCACTTATCTATCGTCTTCAAGAACTAGAGGGGCAGGAGTTTCCTAGTGAGCGATTACTTACTGCTGCTGTAGGAATGTCTGCTGAGGCAGGTGAGTTCACTGAGATTGTTAAGAAGATTATCTTCCAGGGTAAACCTGTCAATGATGAAAATCTGTTTCATCTCAAACGTGAACTTGGAGACATCATGTGGTATGTTGCTCAAGCATGTATGGGTCTCAATGTTTCTATCGATGAAGTCATTGAGATGAATGTTGATAAACTTAAGTCACGTTATCCTGGCGGCGAGTTCGATGTTCACTATTCAGAGAACAGAGTAGAAGGAGATCTATAATAAATACCCCCGTAAGGGGGTTTTTTAGTAAATGGGAATATCCGAGTTTGAAAAAATAAAAAACGGAGGACATTACTGGAGAACATTCTCACAGAAAGTTCAAAATGGGATTGCTCTTCTTACTAAAGAAGGTCATATCACTATAGATAAGAATGATAAGCGTTGGGGATTTTTAAAAAATTCTACTAGGTTTGATGCCAATGCTAAACTTGGCATGGATCAATTTAAAGAGGGTCGTAGTTATACTTTTCCAAAACAAGGTGGTGGAACTGTTGGACTTGGTGCTATTCTTAAAGCAAACGTTAGCACGGGAAGTCCTAGAGCAAAATATAATTTAGGTAATGTAGCAGAGGGAGTATTAGCATTTGCTATTGCCGCAAGATTTTTGAATAAGAATAAAAGAATTACTAAAGATGATATTACGAAAGTTTCGGACATCATAAAACCTACTAGGTCTGGTACATC